AACATCCAGCGTTATACCGCTGCGGATCTTAATACCTTGATGGATAAGATTACCCGCAACAGCATTGGTATGGACGAATACTTCGATCGTCTATTCAACCTTCACGAAACTACAAAGAATTATCCGCCTTATAATCTCATACAAATAAATAATGTGGAATCCCATTTAGAGATTGCATTAGCAGGATTTAAGAAAGGAGAGGTCAATGTTTACACGGAGTATGGAAAACTTTTTGTCGAAGGACAAAGGGAGGACACCGAATCCGACAAGACGTTTGTCCACAAGGGACTGGCTCAAAGAAGTTTTCAACGAGCGTGGACTTTATCCGACGACACAGAAGTCAGGGACGTTGTATTCGAAGACGGACTTTTACGGATCGTACTTGGGAAAATAGTACCAGAGCATCATGCCCGTAAAGACTACCTCTAAATAGAACTGAATATCGTCGGCGCGGGAAGTCCCTGGCAAAATCCAGGTTGACTTCCCCCTTTTTTATTGCTAGAATGTCATGAGGTAAGATCCAAACAATGTCGATTAAATTATTGGTGCTCAAGTCTGGTGAGCAAGTTATTGCAGATACGAAAGAAGTTCTATCTGATAACGTAGTACGTGGAGTTCTTTTGCATTGCCCACAAAAAGTCAGGGCAGCTAGACCAATGCTCCTGGTAGAAGAAGATGAATCTTCTACTGATAATCGGAATGTTGAGATTACTCTGTCCCCATTTATTCTTTTGAGTGAAGATGAGGACGTTGTTATTCCTCCAGACTGGATTGTTACGATTGTCAATCCACTGGAATCTTTAGTTAAAATGTATCAGGAGAAAGTAAATGGACAAGGTAGTTAAGTGTTTGCTTTTGGATGTTGATAATGTTATCATATCCGAAGTTGTTGAGATTGATGCTGAACTTGGAGATCCAAATTGCAGACTAATCAATCCTCTTAGGTTTTTCTCTATAGAAGAGATGAAACCTTGGCCAAAAGCAACAAATCAAACGGAGATCATGATTAGGTCAGATGATATTCTGACAATGGCAGATCCAACACCTGAAGTTATCGAAAAGTATCTTGAACTAACTGCCTGATGAGATTTTATACAAACGTCCAAATGGTCGGGGACCACTTCTTGGTCCGTGGTTATGAAAATGGTCGCCATTTCATGACCCGTGAGAAGTTTAACCCGACTCTTTTTGTTCCCTCCAATAAGAAAACAAAGTATCAAACTCTTACTGGAGACTATGTTGAACCAATACAACCTGGTTCTGTTCGTGACTGTCGTGAGTTTATCAAAAAGTATGAAGGCGTAGAAAATTTCAAGATCTATGGAAACACAGGGTACATCTATCAATATATCTCAGAGATGTACCCAGCAGAAGAAATCAAGTTTGACACAAACAAGATCAAGATTGCAACTCTTGACATTGAGGTTGCGTCTGAAAATGGATTCCCTGATGTAGAATCGGCGGCAGAAGAAATCCTTTTGATCACCATTCAGGATTATGCTACTAAGCAAATTCGAACTTGGGGGAAAGGTCCGTTTAATAATACTCAGGACAATGTAATCTACAAAGGTTTTAGGACTGAGTATGAATTGCTTGATGATTTCATCAACTGGTGGATGATTGAAAGCAATACCCCAGAAGTTGTGACTGGATGGAATAGCGAACTGTACGATATTCCATATCTTGTTCGGAGAATCGATAGAATCCTTGGTGAGAAGTTGATGAAGCGGCTTTCTCCTTGGGGTCTGGTGACTGAACGTGAGATTTTTATTGCTGGTCGTAAAAACATTTCGTATGATGTTGGTGGTATTACTCAACTTGATTATCTCAATCTTTATAAGAAGTTTACTTATAAAGCGCAGGAATCTTACCGTCTTGACTACATTGCAAGTGTAGAACTTGGACAGAAGAAACTGGATCACAGTGAGTTTGATACCTTCAAGGATTTCTATACCAAGGGTTGGCAGAAGTTCGTAGAATACAACATCATTGACGTGGAACTTGTTGACCGTATGGAAGACAAGATGAAACTGATTGAGTTGGCAATTACAATGGCATACGATGCTAAGGCAAATTATGCCGATGTCTTCTCACAAGTTCGTATGTGGGATACGATAATTTATAACTATCTAAAGGATAGGAATATTGTTATTCCTCCAAAAGAACGTTCAGATAAGGATTCTAAGTATGCTGGTGCGTATGTTAAAGAACCGATTCCTGGCAAGTATGATTGGGTGGTTAGTTTTGACCTTAATAGCCTTTATCCCCATCTTATCATGCAATATAACATCTCCCCAGAAACACTCCTTGAGGAAAGGCATCCCTCTGCATCTGTTGAAAGGATCCTAAACGAAGAGATTAATTTTGAACTGTATAAGGACAATGCGGTATGTGCCAATGGTGCTATGTACCGTAAGGATGTTCGTGGTTTCCTTCCAGAACTGATGGAGAAGATCTATAAGGATCGCACCATCTACAAGAAGAAGATGCTTGCTGCCAAACAGGAGTATGAGAAGAAAAAGACCAAAGATCTGGAAAAGGAAATTGCACGGTGCAACAATATCCAGATGGCTCGCAAGATTCAGCTTAATAGTGCTTATGGTGCTATCGGTAACCAGTACTTTAGATATTATAAACTTGCGAATGCAGAGGCAATTACACTCTCTGGTCAAGTCTCTATCCGTTGGATTGAGAACAAGATGAATGCTCACCTAAACAAGATTCTTAAAACACAAGATGTTGACTACGTTATTGCCTCAGATACTGACAGTATCTATCTTAATATGGGTCCTATGGTTGACCGTATATTCGAAGGAAGAGAGAAAACTACTGAAAGCATCGTATCGTTCCTTGATAAGGTGTGTCAAGTGGAACTTGAAAAATATATTGAAAGTTGCTACCAAGAACTGGCGACGTATGTGAATGCATATGACCAGAAGATGTTTATGAAGCGTGAGAATATCGCTGAACGTGGAATTTGGACTGCGAAGAAGCGTTATATTCTCAACGTGTGGGACAGCGAAGGTGTCCGCTATGAGGAACCTAAGTTGAAGATGATGGGAATTGAAGCAGTCAAGTCTTCTACACCAGCCCCCTGTCGTCAGATGATTAAAGATGGTCTCAAACTGATGATGAGGGGAACTGAAGATGAAGTGATTGATTTCATTGATCAGTGCCGCACAAAGTTCAAGTCTCTTCCTCCAGAGGAGATTGCTTTTCCAAGAACAGCATCTGATGTTCGTAAGTATCATTCACATGCTGATATTTACATGAAGGGAACACCTATTCACATTCGTGGAGCACTTCTCTTTAATCATTATGTGAAAGAGAAAAAACTGACCAATAAATATTCACTTATTGGTAACGGAGAGAAAATTAAATTTCTCTATTTGAAAAAACCGAATATCATTCAAGAGAATATTATTTCCTTCATCCAAGACTTTCCAAGGGAACTTAACCTTGACAAATACATCGACTATGACCTACAATTTGAGAAAAGTTTTGTAGAACCACTGAAGTCCATTTTGGATTCCATCGGATGGAGTGTCGAAAAAACTGTAAACCTAGAATCGTTTTTCTTTTAATGGATCTTCCTATTAGTGATAATGAGCTTGCCACGATCGTAAAGGCAATGTCTCTTGGTGGTGATACTGCTTTGTATCAAAAACTCAAACTGGTAAAGGAACTGCGTGAGCAGGACCTGCCTTATAAAAAAATTCTTCGTGAACAATATGGAATGGTTGCCTAGAATTATTTTTCAAAAATTGCAACTCATTTTCAGAGGATATGTTGTCATTGACAATTTTTTTCCACAAAAAGTGTGTGATCAATTAAGAAAAATTGCACTGAGCGAAAAATTTGTAAATTCAACCTATCTCAAAAATGGTTACAAAGGATCTGATTTTGATGCTATTGTTGATGGTGTGAGGACTGCATCTCTTGACCAAAAATTTATATCAGATATAAAACGTAGAGCTCCATTTTTAGAAAAACATAATTACATGAGATCGTGGAGTTTCATTTATAATACTATTTGTGATGGTGTAGAATCTCATGCAGATCCATCAACATACAACTGCAATGTGTGGATTACTCCAGATGAATGTTTATCAGACAAAAATAAAAATGGACTAATTATTTTTAAAAAAAGTTCAAAGGATTTGTCTTATGAACAATACAATGGAAATCTAAATTTTATAAAAAAATACCTTTATGGATCTAGGTATGCTAGAATACCGTATAAGTTCAACAGAGCTGTTATCTTTCCTGGAAGAATGTTTCACAAAACTGATAGTGTTCATATGAAATCTGGGAAAGAAAATAGGAGAATCAATTACACATTTTTATTTGAATAATATGGACTTTTTGAAAGATATTGTAAAAGAGATTGGTGATGACTATACCAAACTAGCAGCAGACATTGACGAGACCGAAACTTATGTGGACACAGGTTCGTACATTTTTAATGCACTGGTTTCAGGTAGCATATTTGGTGGTGTATCTGGGAATAAGATTACTGCTATTGCTGGAGAGTCTTCTACTGGAAAGACTTTCTTTTCTCTCGCTGTGGTTAAGAATTTTCTTGATACTAACCCCGATGGTTATTGTCTCTACTTTGATACTGAAGCCGCTGTTAACAAATCCCTACTTGAGTCTAGGGGCATTGACCTCACTCGGTTAGTTGTAGTCAACGTTGTTACTGTTGAAGAGTTTCGTAGCAAGGCACTCAAGGCAGTAGATATTTACTTAAAAAAACCTGAAGACGAGCGCAAACCCTGCATGTTTGTGCTAGACTCTCTAGGGATGCTTTCCACTGAGAAAGAGATTACTGACGCACTCAACGACAAGCAAGTTCGGGACATGACCAAATCCCAACTCATCAAAGGTGCGTTCCGTATGCTCACACTCAAGTTGGGGCAAGCAAACATTCCCATGATTGTTACTAACCACACCTACGATGTCATTGGCGCTTATGTTCCTACAAAGGAGATGGGAGGCGGTAGCGGTCTTAAGTATGCTGCTTCTACTATCATCCATCTCAGCAAGAAGAAGGAGAAAGACGGAACTGAAATCGTCGGAAACCTTATCAAGGCTAAGACTGCTAAGTCACGTTTAAGCAAGGAGAACCAAGATGTTACGGTACGTCTGTATTATGATGAGCGTGGTCTTGATCGA